GCAGGCCATGGACCGGCTCGCGCAGCTGCTGCTCCGTCTGCCCGTTGATCGCGTGCAGATGGTCACCCCACCGGCTGATGTGCCTGAGGGCTGGGATCTGGCTGATGCCACATGGACGCCAGAAGAAGCCGCGGCCTACATCAAGGCCAACATCTCTGAGCCACTTCAGCCGCAGCAACTGCCAGAGCCTGCAACCGATCCAGAACCTGAACCGCCGATCGTCGGTGAATATTTTGCCTGCCTTGGCAAAGATGATGGCGATTCCTACTACTACAGACCGCACAACACTGGCCAGATCGTGCGCTTAACCAGATCAGCGCATAGCAACGTCAATCTCATCAACCTTGCACCTCAGCAATACTGGCAACAGCTTGCGCCTGGTGATCGCGGCGGCATCGATTGGTTAAAAGCTGCGCGCACCCTGTTTGAAGTTGGCGCTTCGCGCCACGTTTACAACCCTGATCACATTCGTGGCCGCGGCGTCTGGTGGGATGGGCAACGGACTGTGCTGCACCTTGGCGAACGCCTCATCGTTGATGGCCAGTCTCGCCCAGTGCTTGAGCCATTTGATAGCAGCTTCATGTATCAGCGCATGGCGCAGCTAAAGGGTCCAGCAGATGCCAAGCCTCTTACCGACGCCGAAGCATTCATCATTTGGGAGCTGGCGGATCGCTTTCACTGGGAAATCCCGGCGTCAGGGATGCTCTTTGCTGGCTGGGTGACCCTTGCACCGATCTGTGGTGCCCTGCCATGGCGACCACACGCATGGCTGACAGCATCGGCCGGCTCTGGTAAATCAGCCATCCTCGATCGCTATGTCGCGCCACTGCTGGCCGACATGGGGCTGATCGTTGCTGGCAACACCACAGAAGCTGGCTTGCGCCAGACGCTGCGATGTGATGCCCTGCCTGTTGTTTTTGATGAGGCCGAGAGCAACGAAAAATCAGACCAGATCAGGATGCAAAACATCCTGTCGCTCGCTCGTGTTGCGTCTAGCGAGTCTCACGCAATCATGCTTAAGGGCAGCCCTGGTGGTGACGTAACCCGGTTCAACATCCGATCGATGTTCCTTATGTCATCCATTGCGACAGCCCTTAAGCAAGGCGCTGATCGCAGCCGTTTCGCACAGCTCACCCTGCGCTCACCGACAGAATTGCCCAAAGCAGAGCGCCTCAAGCACTGGGAAGCGCTCGATCATGACCTTGATCGTCACATCACAAACGAAACCGCCCTGCGCCTCATCGCTCGCACCGTTTCCCTGATCCCAACCATCAGGCAATCAATCAAGGTGTTCAGCCGTACAGCAGCAGAACATTTCGACAGTCAGCGCCTAGGCGATCAGTACGGCACCCTCATGGCCGGTGCATGGTCGCTCATGAGCAGCAATGTGCCCACCGTTGACGAGGCACGCAACCTGATCAACCAGAATAACTGGGAGCCTTACAGCCAGGCCACCGAGATCCCAGACGAGCAACGCTGCATTCAACGCATCCTTCAGCACCAGCTCAGGGTTGAGGCTGAAAACAAAACCTGCAGCCGCGCCATCGGTGAACTGGTCGAAATCGCCACACTGCAAGCCACTGATCGGGACATCGAACCATCCATGGCTAAATCTGCCCTTGAGCGCCATGGCGTCAAGGTGGATCAGGAGGCGCTGAGCCTGATCGTCAGCAACACGCACGAGGCCATCGCTCACATCCTGCGCGATACGCAATGGTCGCATTCATGGGGCACACTGCTGGCACGCTTGCCCGGTTCGTCGCGTGTGGCGCCGACCCGTTTCAAGGGCACAGGCACCCTATCCAGGGCTGTGGCGTTACAAATCAGCCATTTGTAAACGGCTTGTTACGGGGTGTGTAACACGCCAAATCGACTGCGGCGGAACGGATCTCAAGGTTTTGTTACGGTGTTACGCGATTTCAGGCATAGAGACTCTCTCTCACACACACACACAAACACACCCATCCATAGGGGTAGACACCCTCTTATAAATATATATTTTTAGAAACAGGTGTAACAACGTAACAAAGGGGGGCTAATGCTCTGCGCTGCAAAGGATCTCGGATGTTACGCTTCTTGTAACGCCTGTTACGGCTGGATAGGACTGGTTTTAGCTCGATCACCGGGCTGGCGAGGGGGTAATCCCCTAAGTGTTGGGGGGGGGCAGGTTGGGTTAGGTTGGGCACGGGGTGCTGGCTTAGCCTGGACATACAGCACAACGAACTGGCCCTATGGCTCAGATGACCTTCACGGTTCAAAGCGACCTCCCCCGCCTTATGCAGTGGACCGCTCAGCTATCCCGTGAGATGCGCCCAAAAGTGGCAGATGCCATGACAGCAGCCGCGCGTGCTGCAGAACGTGCGATCAAGGCACAAGCTCCAAGCAAGATCGACAACCCCACGACCTGGACGCTTAACAGCGTGTTCGTAAAGCCAGCCAACGCTAGAAACTTATCGATCGCCGTTGGTTTCAAGGATTACGCCGTCAAGGGCACGCCAGCTGCCAAATACCTAGAACCGATCGCAACAGGCACAAGACGCAGCCACAAGGGCTTTGAGCGCCTTCTGCAAGGGTCTGGGCTCATTGGGCCAAGCCAGTACGCCATACCGACCGGCGTCTATCCTCTAAAGCTGAATGCGCAAGGCAATCTGTCAGCTGGCAAGTATGTGCAAGTCTTGTCTCGCCTTAAAGCCCTAGGCCAGCAAGGATACACAGCCAACCGCAGTCAATCTGTAGGCAGTCAGAAGAAGAGATCACAGGCTGACTACTTTGTGACAAGGCTTGGCGGTAACCCTGGCATCTTCGCTCGGGTAGGGCCAAAGCCAAAAGGCAATCCAGCAAGCGCCAATGGCAAGCCTATGGGCAGGCCGATTACAAGCAACCTGAAGCGCGGTTACCACACTGTGTTCTATGTGACACGGCAACCTAGTTATGCGTTGCAGTTTGACACGGGCAAAATCCTTGCAAAAACCTTTGAAAGCGTGTACCTGTCACAGCTTGCACGCATTGTTGCGGGCTAGTTGCCGGGTCCTTCCTACTAGCGACTTTGCGGGTATGTTCGAGCCTCGTTTTTTGCCTAGCGTCAGCGCCAAAACCCGCTAAAGCCTTGCGCCGCAAGGAATCTCAAGGAGACGCAAAAAGAGACCCCCTGCAAAGCTGTTTAGCGCTGTTTAGGATCGGTTTAATCAAATTAAACCCGTTCAACTTTTGCTGGTCACGTTTAGCGAGTTCGCATTGATCAAAGGATGCAGCAAAGGCGCTGTGACTCATGCGTGCAAAAGCAGGATTGCTGGCGCGTTGGTTGAGAAGGATGGGAAGAAGTGGCTTGACCGTGATCTGGCGCTGGAGTTGTGGCGCAAGAACACGTTGAAGAACAACAGCGCGAAGGTGGATGAGCCGGATCCTGTTGAGGCGCCGCCTGTGGCTAATCCGGTTGAGTTGAAGCGTCGCGTGAACGCGCTGCCGGATGATGCGATCCCCGAGCTGAATGAGAGCAGGGCACGGCGTGAGCATTACCAGGCGGAGCTGGCCAAGCTGCAGGTGGCGCAGCAACGCGGCGAGCTGGTGCCAGCTGATGAGGTGAAGAAGGCAGCGTTTCAGGTGGGTCGGAGTGTGCGCGAGGCGCTGAGCAACTTGGCTGACCGGCTGAGCCATCAGCTTGCGGGCGAGACTGATCCGGTGGTTATCCATGAGCTGCTGAGCGTTGAGCATCGTGATGCGCTGCTGGCGCTGGTGGAGGTGGAGCGATGAGCGTTTGGGCTGCTGCATTCATGGATGGCTTGCGGCCTGAGCCACCGCTGACTGTTAGCGAATGGGCTGATGAACACCGGATGCTGAGCAGCAAGGCAAGCGCGGAGCCGGGCAGGTGGCGGACAGGAAGGACGCCTTACTTGCGGGAGCCGATGGATGAGTTAAGCATCACGAGCAATGTGCAGCGTGTGGTGATGATGTTTGCGGCGCAGACGGGCAAGACCGAGGCTGGCAGTAATTGGCTGGGTTATGTGATCGATCATGCGCCGGGACCGATGCTGCTGGTGCAGCCGACTGTGGAGATGGCGAAGCGGCTTAGCAAGCAGCGACTTGAGAGCCTAGTGACGGAGACACCAACGCTGGCGGCAAAGATCGCACCGGCCAGGAGCCGGGATTCTGGAAACACGATGTTTGCCAAGGAGTTCCCTGGCGGAATGATGTTGCTGACCGGCAGTAACAGTGCCGTCGGTTTGCGCTCTACACCGTGTCGCTACATCTTCATGGACGAGGTGGACGCTTTCCCTGCTGATGTAGATGGCGAGGGCGACCCGGTGAGTTTGGCGGAGAAGCGGGCGACTACGTTTGCGCGGCGCAAGATTTTGCTAACTAGTACGCCAACGGTGAAAGACTTCAGCCGAATCGAGGCGGAGTATGGGCGCAGTGACCAGCGGCGGTTCTATGTGCCGTGCCCGTGCTGTGGTGCGATGCAATGGCTGAAGTGGCCGCAGTTGAAGTGGCAGGGTAGTGATCCGGGCACGGCGATGTATGAATGCGAAGCGTGCCATGAACTGTTCGCTGAGATGCACAAGCCGGCCATGCTGCGCGGCGGCAAGTGGCGGGCAACAGCGCCGAGTGATGGCAAGACGGCTGGGTTTCAGCTGAGTGGGTTGTATAGCCCGCTTGGCTGGCTGAGCTGGGCGGACATGGTTGATGACTTCTTGCGGGCGAAGGGCGACGGTCCGATGCTGAAGAGCTTTGTGAATACCAGGCTTGCCGAGACGTGGGAAGAGGACTACGCAAGCAAGGTGAGCGCCGATGGATTGATGGCAAAGCGGCTGCTGTATGAGGCTGGCGTGTGCCCTGATGGCGTGCTGCTGCTGACCGCTGGTGTGGACGTACAGGACAACAGGCTGGCGGTGAGCGTGTGGGGATGGGGCGAGGGCGAGACGGGCTGGCTGGTGTGGCACCAAGAGCTGATGGGCGACCCGACACAGGTGGAGGTATGGGGCCAGCTGGATCAGGTGCTGGCTACTGCGTGGGCGACGGAAGGAGGCAAGGAATTGAAGGTGACGCAGATGGCGATTGATACCGGCGGCCACTGCACACATGAGGTGTACAACTTTGTGCGCGAGCGTGTGCGGCAGGGAGTGGTGGCGATCAAGGGCAGCAGCAAACGGGGCAGTGCAGCTGTGAGCAAGGGCAACAAGGTGGACGTGAACTGGAAAGGGCGGATTGTGAAGCGTGGCGTGGTGCTGTATTCAGTGGGCAGCGACACGATCAAGACCACGCTGTTCGGACGGATGCGGCACAACGAGGATGGGCCTGGTGGATTGCGATTTGGGATGGCAGCTGATGAGGAGTATTTCAAGCAGCTGACAGCTGAGAAGCAGACGCTGCGGTATCTGAAGGGTTTTCCCATTAGGGAATGGGTGAAGAAATCAGGTGATCGCAATGAGGCGCTGGACTGTGCTGTCTATGCGTATGCGGCATTGCAGTTGAGCTATCGAAAGTACAGCCGGGCGA